TTCATAAGTTTCTCCACAATAAACACATTGACAATTAAAATGCTCCTTAATAGCTCTACGCCACATACGTTTTGCTTCGGGACTTGTCATGGTTATGAGGTTGTAAATGTAATGATCAGGGGTAGGCAACAACGGGGTCATGACTATGCGTACTTCTTACCAGTTCTAGGTCTACGGCGGTTAGATGAAGGTGTTTCCAGTTTACCAGTGGTTTTACCAGTGTGGGAAGCGTCTTTACCATCACCATTGCCATAAGTACCAAGTTTACGGTTAAGTTTGTTAGCAGCAGTACGGATCTTAAGACCAGCATTAGTCTTATTGTACTCTGCTTGTTGCTTTAGTCGTCGTGCGTTAGCTTCAGGATTAGAGTCGTAGTAGCGTTGAGTCTTAGACTTTGCCATACAATCTCCTTTGAACCATTTCAGGATCAACCTTTGGCATCACAGAAGCCAATTTATCCAAGGGGTTACCCTCATAAGCAACCCCACTAATGTCGTTTTTAGCCAGCCAGTCACACGCAGCCTTAAGGTCTTGTGTGCTGGCTTCTCCAGATTTGATGCGCTGTAGGAACTCTGTGGTTACGAGGTTGTGAAGCTCGTTGAACATGTCCTCAGACGCTTTTTTCTTAGCCATTTCTCAGTACGATCTGGTCTAACTTGTTTTCAATGCGGATCATATGATCCTCCATCTTTTGAAGAGCTGAGGATAGTTCTTCACGTTGGACGTACTTCTCTGCAATACGAAGTTCAACACGATCAATACGTGAGTCAACTTCAGAGATACGAGTATTGATACGTGAGTGAAGAGCTACAACAGCTGTAAATAAGGCAACTGTGCCAGAGACAATGGCTTCAATCATGTTTGTTGCATTGGTCGAAAGGACATGTACCAGCCGGAACCTGACCCTTCAACTTCCCAGCGAGGTAGCCAGTTCTTCCAAGAGTATTTAACGGATTTACCGCCTTTGCCAATGGTGACATAGCCACCGTTGACGTTATCCATTTCACCGTATGGATCATGGAAGATACCTTTGTCCCCTTCATCGCCAATGAGCAACATCCAATGACCACCGCCTCGTGGTGAGGAGACGTGACCTTTGTGCAGGATACCTGTAGCTACAGGAAAACCCATGTTGAGTTCATTGAGAAGAGTATCCTTTGTACCTTTCTGGGAGAAGGTAGCAAGAACACCGTACTGCTTACAGGCTTTGAGATGGGAGGTGTATTCAGTTGTATCACCGTATTTAAGGACAGTCCTTAGATAATCATCATCTGCATTACTACCTTTCAAGGCATCAGGACGGAGATACTTGATTGCCATAGCACACGTGGAGCTAAAGCACATCCGATCTCCGTGACCTGTTGCACTATCAGTTTGAGGGTAGTACTGCTTAACACTGAGCAGTACCATGATGATTACTTGAGGGTATCCTTAATCTGTTGAAGCTTGTCGTCTTCCTTACGGAGAGGCTTCAGAGCGTTGATACCGCCAAGGATCAGTTGGACAACGCTGTTGGACTTGAATTTAGATGCACCAATAACTTCAGAGCCCAGGAAAAGAGCAAAGAAGAGCAGGGTCTCATAGGAGACTTTGATGCCAAGGATGGTAAGCATGGGTTTAAAGTGGATAAAGGGTTATTTAACGGTTGGTAGCGGCGGCTAAGTCACGTGTTTTTGTCATAGTTTTTAAAAATTAAACAGCATTGTCACTACGGCTAATTTCACACCAGCGGCTGATGCTTGCATTGTAAATAAGTTCAATAGTATCATCAGTATGGCTTAAGATAAAATCTCCTGCAAGCCGAAGATTACCAGTATTATCTTTAAGTGTGACATCCCTAGCAGCTGATGCAGACTGAACCACTAAACGTTGCCCATCTTGACCACCGTTAATGGTATCCAAATCATCTGCCGCAGCAGCTGCTTCAGTATCAACCCTTGCGTAGCTAGAAGTTATGGTAATTGCTCCACCAGCTATAACACTAGTTGACGGTTTTGGAGTAATAAATGTATTATTAACAATTACGTTTCCATACAGCTGCACATCCTCGAAGCTAGTTGTGCCTTGAAAAATAGTCTTACTAATGGCTGTATTAGTGATCCTATTTGCTAAGATTAGGAGATTGTTAGATTGTCTAGCGTCAATGCCATATTGATGTTCTGGTGTTGTCCGAGTATCTTTGATGGTATTATTAGATATAGTAATATCATCTGTTTGTTGCACAAAGATTCCAGAACTAGGATCTGTTGACCCAGCATCAGTAGCTACATTATAAATCGTATTATTGGAACAAATAAGATCTCTAGTGAACCAAACAACATCTACAGTACGGGTATTGGTTCCATCACTAATTGTACTACCTACTGTGATTTTACCGCCAGTAAGACTTAATCCATACCACAAACTGCTACTCTCATGAGTAAAGTTTTCAGCAGAGGAAATGGAAACACCAGCAACAGAAGAAGTGAGAGCTACTGCAGTATTAATGGTGCCACTGAGGCGTACAGCCATATAGCCACTACCTAAGTTAATGCCGTGTGAATCAGAGTTCTTAACAACATTACCACTGATCAATCCACGTTGGCTTAGACGAGATACAGTAATGCCCATTTCTCCTCCATCAAAGGAAGAGTTATTGCAGCAAGTAAAGTCCTGTACGCCTTGTAAGTTGATCTGATCTGCCGTTTGCTGATTACTGGCAGAAAATGCTCCAGGTACACCAACAATAGTATTATTTTCAACTGCTACATCGGTGACCAGCAATCCACCAGTGGTACTTTGAACACTAAGTGGGTAGTAAGCATTACTGGTTGCAGGTGTGTGGATATAGTTATTAGTGATCTTGACACGTTCTGCACGATTAGTGGTACTACTAGCAACACGAATACCGTTAGTCCAGTTAATTAACTCACAAGAATCAATAACTACATCAGTACAACCTGCACCGTAATTAATGGTATAGGAGCTGCAGTTTTGATTAGCGTCAAACTTAAGTCCTTCTACTCTGAGATTAGACATAGTGCTAGCCTCTAAAATACCTGTCATTGCAGCAGTAGCTTTGATAGTAGCTTCACTACCAAAGATTGTGACGTTACTAGGATGGCTTAGTGCTGTCTGGACTGCGTATGTTCCTGGTGGAAAGTAAACAACCTTCGCTGTATTTAAAGCTGCTTGAATAGCTGCAGCGTCATTCGTAGTACCATCTCCAACCGCCCCGAAGTCCTTAACGCTCACCACATCTTGCAGCTTTGATTCAACGGTGCGCTGCACAGCACCAGTACCAGCCTGGGTGAAGTTAACCTTCCCAGACACCACCGAAACAATGTCTTCGTTGGTTACTCCATTAGCCAGGTCGGCTAAGTCGCGTGTTTTTGTCATAGTTTAGTTACCACCCTGTTGTTGAAGAAATTCGTCGTGGGTGATATAGGTTGTTACCGGACCATTGTCAGTCATCTCAACATTAGTAACAATGTTAAAGGAGTCATCAACGACATACGCAGTAAGAGTAGTGTCTTCTGCTTCAAGGTTGTTATTTTTTGTATAAGTACTAAGTTGTCCGTTTTGCCTAAAAAATAGTTTCATTGTTGACTCCTTAAACGATTAAAGCAGACCAAGTGGTTGCATCATACGAAGTGTAAATACCGGCATTGCTCCATACTTGGTAGCCAGTCGATCCTGATTTGATGACTGATCGGAAACTATAATTAGCCGGTCCATTAGTACGAGCACCAGATCCGTTGTTAAAGTTACAGCCAGGAAGAAGCTTTTGGAAATCAAACGTGCAATAAACGTTACCGGAACAACCAGAAATTTGGAAATTAGATGTGTATATGTTTCCGCTACTCCAAAGATTTCTGACTTGCTCAGTTGGCGTTTTGATGTTATTTACAAAGTAATACAACCACTTGCCGGTATAATCTACCGCTCCACTTGATCGAAAGTTTACCCATTCATAACAATGAACAACGTTATCACGGATATTCCAAACAACGGAACCTTGCATAGAAGCAGGTGTAGGCCAGTCACCACCAACAGTGTTAATAAAATCACTGATAACATTAGTAGTACTATTTCCAGCAGGATTTTGATTACCCTGAATAATGTTACTACTAATTTCTACATAATAAGTAGCAGTAGAAGTTGCATCTGGAGCGCCGATTAAAAACGCATAAGCAGGCTTAGCTTTGTATGTAACAACATTGCCCCGGAAGATCTGCTCGGCTAGCTCATAACTATAAGTAACGTTGGTGCTTAACGGAGCCTGTACTGAGAATAGATTTGAAGAAGAGCCACCAGTCCAAGTATCACCCAAACTGATTTTGTTGTTTTCTACTAAGGCATAACCAGTCTGCGAATCAACACCTTTCCAGTTAGTAATCAGCGCAACTGCTGATTCAATCTTCATGTGGTTGTTGGAGACAACACAGTGTCCACCAGTTTGAAGCTTAACAAAACGTCCAGCACAATCAATAATTGTGTTGTCGGAAATAAGAGCCTTATCGCGTGAGTAGTAGCTGCTAGTATTGGTGTCAAAATACTTGATACCATCTGCATCAGCAGCATCACCAGTACCGTAGTTGATGTTTTTAATGTAGTTATTAGAGATAGTGGTATTCAGGTTTCTAGTACAAGAAATACCAGAACAAACACCTGAAGCACCTGTCTTATTACGAGAGACAGTTTCAATACGATTACCAATAATTTCTACAACATCACCATCACTAGCAGAAATACCGACAGCAGCCGTTGAAATAGTAGAATCTTGGAAACAATTATTGATGATGCAGTTTTTAACGCCAATGTACTTAAACTTAGTGTCAGTAGTATTGACTCGGATAGCAGTTGCTACATCGTTATTGCAGTTAAGAGTCAACCCTTCAAAGACAACCGAGCGCAAGGCACTACCCGCATTACATTGAATACAAAAACCAAAGTTTAAATAAGAACCAGGGTCAAATTCAATAACAGCATCTTCACCAAGAAACTTGACAGAGTGGGTACTAGTTACAGCAATATCGGCAAAGCTACCAGTGGTACGATAAGTCCCAGGAGGGAAATACAGAGTACCACCGTTAGCGATAATATAATTAAAGGCGTTGTTGATAGCGGTTGCATCGTCAGTAGTGCCGTTTCCAACTGCACCAAAGTCTTTGACGGAGACGACATCCTTAAGCTTGCTGTCAATAGTCCTAGCAGTAGCGCCAGTACCAGTTTGGGTGAAGCTCAGTTTAGTAGCAACAATACCAGCAGCACTATTTACATCAGCATTAACAATGGTGTCATCCGCAATCTTAGCTGAGGTAATTGAACCATCCGTAACAGTAGCACTAACATATCCTTGAACCGCATGAAGTTCAACTACATCACCAGCAGTCAAAGCAGGAGTAAGAGTAATGCTACCGCTAGTCGGAGTAGTGTAATCAACACCACGAGTCTGCAGAGCACCATTCAGGTAGACCTGTTCATTCCCTACGACATAATCAAGGGTGTTACTAAGATCATCATTACCCGACAGTGTGGTCTCACCGCCAACAGCTGTCTTACGCCACCGAATGATGTTTCCAGCAGCAGCCGAGATAACCCATTCAGTACCAGTCCAAGCTTTAAGAATGTCTTGAGTAGTATTAAAGTAAAGGTCACCTTCTTCAAGCGGTGATCCATTCAGGCGGGTAGTAGGATCGGTAGCCTGCGGTCCTTGGTAAAGAGTCTGGATGTATGTATCAACGTATGCTTTGTTGGCAGCATCAGTACTGGCAGTGGCAGTAGCGACATTAATAATACGATTATTATTCATGTCAAGGGTGCCGCTGTTAATATCAACATCACCCGTAACGCTAAGATCACCAGTAATAGTTACATTATTAGAGATCGTGCCACCTGCTTGAGTATCAAGATACCTTGCTTTAACTTCCTGCGTTACATAAGCGTTCTGCAGGAAGTCTTCATTCAAATCCTGTGCACGAATGGCGGAACCCGCAAAGAAGGTTGCCGCCAGTGCATCGTTATTAGTATCCCTATAGATACGAATAGCTGCTCCGTTCGCAGGAGCAGTACTAAACGTAACCGTTGTAGCGTTAGACAGAGTGTATGCAGTTGTAACGACTCCATTAAGACTTACCTTAATGTCCGTCTCTTCAAGATATGGGAATGTAAAGGAGTAGCTAACAGTTGAGCCATCTCCAGTGTATGTGTTTTGAGTAATAGCCATTACGCTTTAACAAAGGAAATGGGTGGATTAAATGTTAGGCATAAGTTGCCCTTTGCTTTCACGGAGTTTCTGATAAATATCAATCCGTTTTTGGGCTCGTTCTTCATAAAGAACATTAGTTTCACTCGGATGATTTTCACGGACTTTTGCCCATGCTTTCTTACGTGCACGTTCAAACCTATCCCGAATCAGACGGTTATGCACATAAGCTTTCATGGGATCAAGATCTCGCTTACCATTCCGTAGATCATCGGACATAAGTTTAATAGATGCTTTCACATCTTCACGTCCAGCAAGCTCATCAAGAGACTTTTCAAGGTTCAGTTTACCAAGCTCTTCTTGGAACCACGAACGCATCTGAGGATATTCAGAAAGATCAACGTTGTCAGGAGAACTGTAGCTCACAAGACGAAGATCATAATTACTGTTCCACAGCATAGTACGCCCAGGACTATCAATCATTTGCAGACTAATAGGACTCAGGGAGTTCCACATACGTTCCATAAAGTTCCAATCACGGATTGGTTTACCGTTCAGGATGTCATACTTAACAGCCAGAGCATCGTCACCAAACTCAGTCAGAAGGTTACGGTTACGAATACTTTCAGTAAGACTACCGTTGATCTCACGCATGTGCGGGTTGATCATCTTACCAATTTCATTACGAAGACCGGCAAGAGGTACAGTGTTGTTTATAAGACCACCAATAATCTTTTCGTGTTGTTTGGATTCACCCGCAAACAAATCAACAAACTGACCAAGACCTTCAAGATAAGACTTACTGGTAGCAGTACCAGCAATAGCCAGTGCAACAGTCATCAGATTCTGATCTGCCCATTGCGGACCCATTAGCTTCATGTTGTCGCCAATATCAGCAATAGCAGCAAGGACCGTGTTAAATGGTTCAAAAGTGTCGTAACTTACCCAAACATTGCCAATCTTAATGCTACGAGGTTGCCAACCAGTATCCATCCAAAGTTTACGGAGTTGTCGGTCTTGAGGACCATTACCAGTAAGACCACCGTTCATGTAGTGCATACCAGCCATAGTAACAACAGAGCTACCAATAGCTTGACGACCAGCAATCAAAGCTTGAGCATTAGCAAGATCTTCTGCGTTGTTAATTCCGTATTTAATAACAGAATCAAGGTCTTCTGGTTTAGCACGAAGAATATCAATGGATTGCTTATGAAGAACACCCAAACCAGGCATACTCTTGTAACTAAGCATCAGACCATTAATACCAGTCCTAGCAAACAAGAAGAATGGTTTAGCAAAAGGATAGCTGTTAAACAAACCTTCAAGACCAGCAGTAAAACCACTGAGATCTTGAGTAAGGGTAGCTTCTTTAACAGTAGACTTCAGATAAAGATCACTTTCAATGTTAACGTTGCCATCAGCATCAAGCAAGTCTTTGTAGAAGTTATCTTCATACTTACGTAGCAGTTCAGGGGTAACTTCAGACACATTACCTGTCTTAGCCTCATCCATTGCTTGACGCAATGCTTTCTCACGAGATCGTGCACGTGCCATCAACATAGTGAAGGCATCGTCAGTAGCGCCCATGATAGACGTGCTATAAGTCAGGAACTTGTTATCATTAAGAGAACGAGCCATATTAGCAATAGCAAATGCAGCTTTGTCTGCATCACTACCACGTGTGTCTACCCAGTTCTCATACATTGCCCATTGGTCATCAGCTTGGGTACGTGCTTCTGCAAAACGAGTTTTAACAGTTGCAATATCACCTGCCCAGTAAGAACCAAGATTAGTCTTAAAGAGTTTCCAAGCTTCAGGAATAGTCTGCATGAAAGCATTCATGGATGCCATGTTAGCTCTAGCAGTATCCCAATCACCACGCATACTTGCACCAACAGCGGTGTTCATAGGACGCAGTACAGCAGCCGTAAACGTGCCTGACATGGCTCTCAGAGCCGTCTTAGGACCGCTAAGGATGCTGTGCATCATAACACCCTGCAGCTCTTTAATCACGACCCCTGCGTCGCCTTGCAGACCGAAGTTACGAATCCGTTGTTTCATGTAAGCATCAAGATCCTTCCAGTTTTGGATCTTATTGCTCATAGAGAATGCTTCAACCAAAGCCTTGGCAACAGCATCATTATCAGAGTTTTGTGCCATCTCCATGAACATATTGACAGCAGCTTCCGATTCAGCACGGAAACCTTCAACACGTTCGTTCAAAGCAGCTTGTGCCTTTGGACCTTGCAGCTTACGGAACTCAGTAGAGATCAAATAACGAGAACGCTTAACGTTAGTAAGACCAACGATCAAACGTTCAGCAATGGTCTTCATCGGACCATCGGTATCCATCACATCAGCAATGTCAAAGATCTCTCGGCTAGCAATACCAAGGTCACGCAGTTGAGAGAACAATGAAGCATTAACAAGGTCAGCTGCAACCACGTTCTTCATTGACCACGCTTCAGTACCACCAAAGCGGTCTTGAACATCATCAAGGAATGGTTTCCAGAAGTCTTCAGGATCAGTAGAGGTAGCATCACGACCAATGGTTTCTTGCATCCGCTCAAAAGCGTAGCCATAAACCTCTTTGAAGGTCATCTTATTCTTTGCAACCTCAGCCTTCATCTCTTGATAACGGCTATCAGTCAGAAGCTCTTTAGCAAGACGATCCAACTCAGCTTCAGTCATACCAGATTCAGTTGCCATTCGATAGGCTTGAACTGGCGTAAACATGGAATCAGTAGAACCAGCACCAGGAATATCCCACTGGTCATTGAGACGTTTGGCTTGTTCAGCACCGTCAAAAGCAGACTTAGCACGGGAGCTAGGAGAACCCTGCCAAGGATCAGCCATATCACGGTTAGTATAGGCACTGAAGCTACCTTTTTCAAGGTCTGCCTTTTGATCATCAAGATTCTGTTTAATGGTGTTAAACCGCTCTTGCAGTGCATCACGATCCGCACCTTCAAGCATTTCACCAATCTTTTTTTCAATCTGTTGAAGACGTGCTTCACCTTGAAGGATTTCTCCACGAGTTTCTGCGTAGTTAACCGCCTTAGCTTGTGATTCAGCTTCAGTAGCTTCATCTATCTGCCGTGTGATGTCAGCCTTACGCTCAGTGTCAAGGGTTTCACCGCCTTCAAACTTACGAAGCACTGAACCAACAAGAACGTCAGCTGCAATGCCTTCAAAAGCATTCTTAAAAGTCTTCAACCAAGGATGGTCAGAGTCTTTAGTAGCAAGGAATCCAATACCACGATTGAGGAACTCACCCATATAAGGGACACGTTCAACAATTTTAGATTCGTAGACCTCTTGAGACAAGTTACCTTCTTGAGAAGTAGAGGAAACAATGTCACTAGCAAAGCCAACACCGATGTCTGCTGCAACACCACCACCAGCAACTTTAGCACCAACACCAGGGATGGACTTCACTCCACCGGCTAGACCAGTGAAGTGAACACCCATTTCCATTAGTTTGCCCCACCAAGTCTTAAGACCAGGGTCATAATCAGACAATTCCAGAGGATCAAACCCAGGACGGTATTTACCAGTCTCTTTGATTTCCCGCTGCATAGCGCCAGTAGACATGTCAACGACACGCTCAGGCAAGGTCATAATAGATGACCAAGTTTTAGCAGTACCACCTTTAATGGCATCAAAGAGTTCAAGGGTATTTTCCGAAAGACCGTATTGACTTGGTTGCATACTGCGTTTAGCAGCTCGCATTTCATTAATACGTGCTTGTGCCTTTTGCTCAAGAGTCAGATTACTCTCAGCAATAAGATCAGGATCTGCCTTACCTTCTTCTAAAGTGCGACGCCAAGCAGGCATTGCAGCTTTTTCTTTTTCATATTCCTTAGCTGCTTTCTTTTTCTGTTCTTCATCAAGTTCAGGTTGAGGAGTAGGTTTCTCTAATGCAGCTTCTTCCTCTTGGTTAATACGATCCGTCAGGTTTCCAAGGTTGAGAGCTGAATCAATCTGAACTTTTGACGGATCAAAACTGCTATAAGTCATAGGAGTGATCTAGCTTGGTTAATAAGTGCTTTTTCTTCAGCCGTAGCATAAGTGGCAGGGCCAACCCACTGCCCAAGGCCACCACTTTTCAAAAGAGAAAGAAATAGTTGGTCTTGAAGAGCGGGAGTGAATTTTTGATCACGTGAAATACCAAGACGCTGTACAAGACCTTTTAGGGTAGGTCCAATAAATTGATAACGTCCAACAGCATGAAGCTTACCTTTCTTAACCCAATCAGTATTACTCATTCTGGTTTTACCAGGATCAGCTTGAAGATCCATGATCTCACCAACAGTCATATCAGTAAGAGCACGTCCACCGTGTTGAGGCATATTCCTGAAGTCACCTGAATAGAAACCCGCAGGAATCTTAGTGCCACCAGCTTCACCGCCTTGGTTGACTGCGTTGTAACCACCAGCACCTGCTGACTCGTACTTAGAAATAATATCTGCAGCACGTTTCAATAAGGGATTAGGTAGTGATGAAGTTTGAGGATTAAAACTTGAAGTAGTAGCTCGATTAAGTCTGTTTACATTAGGTTTGTA